GACTGCCATGTCTGCTTTCCTTTGTAGGTGTAGGTCGCGGCGAGCTGCTCGCTCCAGAGGCGCAGCGGGACGGCCTCGACGGCTCGGCCCGCTTCGACGTGGATCAGGCTGCGCCCATCTTCGACGACTACTCCGCAGTGGATCACGAGCCTGCGGCTCCGCATCCAGAACAAGCAAACGTCGTCGGTCTTCGGTGGGCGCGTGCTTTCAGTAAACCCATGCAGCTCGACCATGCTCTGAAGCAAGTCGCGAGGCGGCACGCGGTCGTACACGCGGCAGTCGTTGACGCGAACGCCCGCGCCTTCGAGAGCGCAGACGAGCACGCCCGCGCAGTCGAGGCCGAAGTGCGGGCTCCGACCTTGATGGCGAAACGGCGTGCCGATGTAGCTCTTCGCGATGTCGCCGATCACTGTCCTCTCGCGGGCGGGTAGGTCGTCGCCCGGTCCGTGCCTGGGATCTCTGGGAAGCCTCGGAAGCCGCCGCTCGTTCCAGGATAGGTCGAGACGTTCCCCTGAAGCGCGTCGAACTTATCGCGGCAAGTCTGCCACTGCTTGTCGCAGCCGACGTAGACGTCGATCGTGTCGCCGACGAGCGGGACATCCGGAAGCGCCCGCATCATCTTGAAGCCGCGCACGCCCGCAGCGTGAACGACGGGGTCGACCTCGACTTCGCCGTAGATCGTCTCCTGAAGACCTTCCAGGACGCCTGACTTGAAGAGGACTCTCCCGTGCTTGAAGTAGGTCAAGGCGTAGTCGCCGGTCAGGTGCGCCGCGTTCGTCAGGCCGGTCGTGCTGCTCGCCGCCTGGACCCAGATGATGCGCTTCGTCGGGTCGTCGGCGTAGGTCGTCGCGTTGCCGACAATCGGCACCGCCTGCACGCGCCTCGGGTACTGGCTGATGTTCACCGGGCAGGCGGACGTCGTGATGATGTTGCTGTTCGCGAGCGTGTTCTGGACGCCCAGCTCGTTCTGGCAGAGCCGCGAGTAGACCTCGCCGCGCTTGCCCTTCAGCCTGCTCGTGAGGCCCGTGAGCTGGAGCGTCCATGCTCGGTCGTCGTAGCCGATGTCGTTGATGTGCCACTCGTTGAACATCGTGCTCGGCCCGAAGTCGAAGGCCCAGTCGCGGACCGTCTGATAGACCTTCGCGCCCCAGATCCGGCCCTGATGCAGGTCGTCGTACGTGAGGCCCGCGTCGCCGATCAGCCCGCTCAGCTCGATCGACTTCTCGCCGAGGCCTGCGGCCCTGCGGTTCGCGCTGATCGTCAGACCTGGGCGCGGGTCGCAGTGCAGCGCGTTGACCTTGTTGAGCCGCTGGTCGTGCGTCGTGAAGTGCATCGGCGCTTGGCCGTCTGGCCTCCTGATCTCCCAGACATGCGTCAGCCGCGCCGTGTAGCGCCGCAGGAGGTTCATCGCGCCGTTCCGCAGCTCGATCATGAGACGAACGTCCTCGCTCCGCTGGTCACGCCCGCCGTCGTCGCCATCGAGCACGCGACCCAGGAGCCCGCCGCCGTGCTGTTGTCGAGCAAGTAGACCTGGACCGAGTTGCCCGGCTGGACTTGCGCGATCGTCGCGTTGCTGCTGTCGACGACGTAGAGATCCGCGAGGCTGCTCGGCTCGTTCCAGATCGTCGCGTGCGGACCGCCGAGCAGCAGCGGTCGAGCGTCAGGCGGCGGGATCATCCGAGCGAAGCCGGTCGACGAACCGATGACGCTGACGTAGTAGCTCCGCGCCTCCTCTGGCTGGAACACGCGCTCGACGAAGACGCCGCTCAGCCGCGTCAGCGTGACGTTCGCGACGCCTCCGAAGTATCGGTCGCCGTGGAGGCGTGCTTGCTCTTGTCGGCTTGTCATCAGCGAGACTTCGCTCCGATCGTGTTGCCCATCCAGAAGACCTCGACGTACTGATTCGCGCTCAACGACGCGACGAGGCTGTAGGTCGAGCCGAGTGCGCTGCGCTGCCAGACGTTGAGGTTCGCCGAAGAGCTGGAGTCGCTGCTGATCAGGTGCATCGGCCCGCCCGTGTAGAAGTCGCCATTCACCAGAGGCGTCTGCGGAACTGGGCCAGCCGTAGCGTCCGTGCGGTACTGCGGCAGGTAGTAGTCCGCGCCGCTCCCAGTCGCCGTGACCTGCTCATGATGCACCGCGAACGTCGGCACGCCTGCCGAGCCGTAGGTCTGCGTCGCAGTCGCTTCGAGGACTTCGTGACCGTTCTCCATCCACTCCTCCTCGGCGCTGTTCGGGTCGCCAGTGATCTCGACGATCGGGAGCGAGTCGAGCGCGAAGTCGCCTGCGCCGACCCAGGTCATCGACAGCTCGTCATCGACCTCCTCGCCGAATCTCGCAGGGACGTGGAACGTGCAAGCGATGCGGACCTCGCCGCTCGGCGTGCTGTTGAAGATGACGCGCCCGCTGCTGTAGTCGATCGCCGCTTGCACGCCGAGCGCCATCGTCTCCGGACCGCTGCCGACAGACCGCCAGACGAGCTGACCGCCCCAGAAGATCAGCACGCGATGATCATCATGCTCCGGCGGGATCGGGCGCGTGATGATGCGGTCGAAGGCGTCTGCGCCGCTCGCGATGTCGCTCGCGTACTGCTTCCGCATCTGATAGCTCTCGGTCGCTGTTCCGATGGCCGTGGCGATGTGCGCGTCGTTGATGCGTGTCGGATAGCTCGTCCCGTCTGCGGCTGTCGAGAAGTCCGTGACGTCCTTGAACCTGAAGCCGGACGCTGCGCCTCTCATGCAGAGGTAGAAGTCCAGCAGCTCGCCGAGGTCGTCCTCCGTCTGGACGGACTTCGCGACGTCGTACTGCATCCGATGCCGGTCCATCTCCCATTCTGCCGAGCGCCGCTCGAAGCCGCTGTCCGACATCTTGATCGCCGTGCTGAAGCTCGCGCCGCTCTTCGTGCCGTAGCTGAGACGCTCAGGGAAGACTGCGTCGTAGAAGCTCATCGGATGCCTCGGATCGTCCCGTCGTTGCAGAGGACGAGATGAACGTGATCGCCTCCTGCGAGCGTCGTCAGCTTCGCGCTGCTCTGCTCGTAGTTGTAGAGGTCGAAGCTGTTCACGGCTGCGTTCCGGACGGTCGCGATGATGCCGCCGTCGAGGAGGTGCTTCGTGCTCGGCAACAGCAGGCGATTCCCTGAAGCGCTCGAAGTGACGTTCCAGAACCTGCCGCGCCCGAGGTCCATCGCCGTGAGCTGCGTCAGGCTCAGCTCGTAGACGCCTCCCATCCAGCGGTGATCGCTGAACGGCTCCGGAACCGACAGCTCCGTCGCAGTGAGCTGCGCGTTGAAGCTGATGTCGCTCCTCATGTCCGCCATCAAGCCCTGATCGAGACTCTGATCGAATCGGACCGGGATCTCGAACGTCCCGCACCAGTAGATCGCCGTGCCTGCTGCCGGAGCCGTGACGAACTCGATCTGCCCGCCGTTCCAGACCCAGGAGAAGTCCGTGCCGACTGTCTGCTGCGTGCTGTCGACGAAGACCTCATTCACGTATTCCGCCGGGTCGCTGCCGCTGCCCGCGTTCTCGCTTCCTCGGAACTGCGGATGGGTGATCGGGCGCACGCGAGAGAGCTGCCCGACGCGGTAACGCTTGCAGAGCTGGAACACTGTCGTCGTGCCGTCTCCTGCGCCGATGAGCTGCCGATGCGCCGGATCCGTCGCGTCCGGCTTCGTGACGTGGTTCGGATGCGTCGACCAGTCGAACGGGTCGCGCATCCGGAAGCCGTGCAGAGCGCCTCGGACCTGCCTGTAGTGCGCGAGCAGCTTGCGGAAGTCCTCCCGCGTGTCGATCGCGCTCGCGATGTCGAACCGCCGCTTCGGTCGCTGCCACTTGCTGATCCGGACCTCGCCGCCGTCCGCAACCTCCTGGACGACTGTCTTGAAGCCCGGCCCTCCGTTCAGCCCTCGGCTGAACATCGGCAGGACCGCCTGATTCACGAAGCCGCCCGAGACCGCGAGGTCGGCCATCGCGACGCTCGTCCCCTGGAGCCTGAAGCTGTCGCCGTCGTCGAGGTCGGTCGGGTCTTCGATGACGATCTCGTCGGCGGGCGTGTCGTCGCCTGCTGGACGATCGGCGTCGACCGCGAGCCCGACGAAGCTGCTCAGCGTGACCGCGAGGACCGAGTCTAGCTCGAACTCTAGGCGGCTCTCGCTGAGCAGGACATCGCCGTCCTCGGCGAGCAGGCTGTTCGCGTAGGACGCAGCCACAAGATCACGCGACCCTCGTCACGGTCAGGACCGACTCCTTCACCGCGAAGGCGTTCGCGCCGTCGCTGTAGACGTAGGCCTCGACGTTCGTCGCGCCCGTCGTGACGTTCACCGGGACGCTGACGGTCACCGCGTGCTCGTTCGTGCTGGTCGTTGTGATGATGGCGGGCGCGAGGACGATCGAGCCGTTCCAGTAGATCGCGAGCCGATACTCGGAAGTCGTCGCGCCCGTGAACGAGCACATCCAGGTCGCCAGATACTGGCCTGCGTTGCTGACGGCGATCTGATCGCTGCTATGGCTGGCCGTCGTCGTCGAGTTGTAGTTCGTCTCTGCCGTGAACTGCGTGACCTTCGTCCAGGTCGTCGCCGTCAGGGATTGCGACGCGCTGCCGCCCGTGACGCTCAAGTAGGCGTGGCTGAGTCGAAGCGCGACGTCTGCGTTGACCTTCTTGCTCGTCGGCGAGGTCGTCGGGTTCGCCGTGACGAGAAACTGATCGTCGTCGAGGACTGCGGTCGCGGCGTCGAGGTCGGTGATCTTCTGAGCTGCCATCTCTACTTCATCCCTTTGTCGAGTCGTCGAGCTTGATCGCGGTCGAGCTGCCGCATCGTCCGGCGGAAGCCTGCGTCGTCCTGGACCTGGATCGTGATCCTGCGGTTGTCGTTGATCGTAGTCCCGCCTCCCTGCGCCTCAACGCCCAGCCGACCGCTCGGCAGGCGCTTCAGCGGCATGATCGCCTCCGGCCCAGCCTCGCCCATCAGGCCCGTCCGGCCTCCCGCCATGCCGAACGTCGTCGCGCTCTGGACGACGCCGCCCGATGCGAATCGCTGAACGCCGCCCGACAACGCCATCCCGTTCGCTGCGGGTGTCATGGCGGTCACGAAGACACTCTTCAGCGCGTTCACCAGCGGCTTGATCGCCAGCTCGTCGAGGAGCGCCGTGACGAGGTTCATGTACATCTGCTGCCCGACCTGCGAGAAGTCGCCGCTCAGCAGCGCCTCTCTCAGCGGCAGCACCAGCCCGCGAGCAAGGTCTTCGGCGAAGGCCTCCCGCGCAGCCTTCTCCTCGGCCTGCTTCCTCAGATCCTCCGTGAGCTTCTCCTGCTGCGCGAGGTTGTCCTTGATCGCCTCCGTCTGCTCTTGCGTGATCGTGATCCCGAGCCGCTTCAGCTCTGCTTCGACCTGCATGACCGCCGCAGCCTGCGTCGCTGCGAGCGTCCCCTTCTCCAGCTCGATACGCATGACCTTCAGGTTGTCGGCTTGTATCTGAGCATCCTCTGCCTGCGCCTTGACCAGCTCGTTGACTTCGCTGTTCCTCTCGATCGCTGCGTTCAGCTCTTGCTGCTGCCGGACTGCTTTGCGGATCGCGTCTTCCTGCGCGTAGTGCAGTTCGACGCCTTCGGCTGTCAGCGCGTTCCTGACCTCTAGCACTGCCGCCTCCTCCTCGGCGACATCTGCTCCGCGCTTCAGCTCGATCGCGAGCATCGCGTTCGCGTCGCGCATCTCTTGCAGCGTCTCGTTGAACGCCTTCTGAGCCGCCGCGAACTTCGGGTCGATCGCCGGAGCTGTCGACTCGGTCCCTGTCTCCGGAGCCTGGACGCGCCGCAGGTTCGCCTCCTCCATCTTCTGGCGTCGCTCGAAGATCAGGACGATGCGCTTCAGCTCGTCGATCATCCCCTGCGTCTCGACGCCCGTGAGCCCGCTCATCTCTGCGCCCGCGCTTGCCGCCCGCAGCAGGCCTCTCGGCATCGTCCCCATCGTCTTCGCGGTCCGACCGAACTGCTCAAGCATCCCTCTCGGCAGCTCCCGCTGACCGCCTGCCCGACGCTCTTCGAGGAGCCCGATCAGGTTCATCGCCTCGGACTGCATCGCCGCGAACGACTTGATCCTGCCGCTGATGACACGCTCGCCCGTGAACATCTCCGTCGCCTTGAACTGCATCTCCAGGCTCGCCGTCATCTCGTTCGACGCCTTGACCGCCTCGTTGAACTTCTTCATCTCCTCCGTCGTGAACTTCGCCTTATTCGCGAGCAGGATGAAGCCCTCCACGAGCAGCGTCACGGCGGTCACCGCCGCCATGATCGGGTGCGCCTTGATCGCCGCCATCGGCCCTCGGACGATCCCCCAGAGCGCCATCGTCATCCGGCGGATGGCCGCGAGCGCCGCGCCGCCCGCGAGCGCGAGGATGAACGCCGCCGCCGAAGCTCCCGTCCTCGTCAGCCCGGTGTCGAGGCTCGTCAGAGCGCGGACGCCTTCCGTCAGATACTGGACGAGCGACTGCACGGCTCTCGCGAATCCAGACTCGCCGATGCTCAGGATCGCCTCGTCGACCGCGCTCATCAGCGTCTTGAACGAGTCGCCGAGCGTGTCCTCGATCAGCGCTGCGCTCTCTCGCGTGACGCCGTTGCTGTCGTTGATGGCGGCGGTCAGCTCCTGCCATCGGTCCGTGTTCCGACCGAGCGTCAGCGCCGCCGACGCGCCGCGCCGCGAGAAGATCTCGATGGCGTCTGCCATGTCCATCGTCTCCGGCCCGAGCTGCTTCATGACCTCCAACAGCCCGCCTCGCGTCTGGATCTTGTCCGTGAGCGTCGCCGTGTCGACGCCCAGCCTCTGGAGCGCCGCCGTCGCGGCTGTCGAAGGCTGAGCGAGTGACGCGAGCACGGCGCGGAGCCCCGTGCCGCCGAGCGTCGCCTTCAGACCGTTGTCTGCGAGGATGCCGAGGATCGCCGACGTCTCTGCCATGTCGATCCCTGCCGCCGCCGCGACCGGCCCGGCGAGCTTCAGGCCTTCGCCGAGCTGCTCGATGCTCGTGTTCGTCGAGTTCGACGCCATCGTGAGCTGATCCGCCGCCTGCGCCGCGAACGCCGCTTCGAGCCCGAACTGCTTCAGCGAGTCGGCGAGGAGCGTGCTGCTCTGCTCCAGGCCGACGCCTGCGACCTTCGCCAGATCCAGGACCGGCCCGGTCGCCTTGACGACCTCGTTCGCCGTGAAGCCCGCCCTCGCGAGCATCAGCATCCCGTCCGCCGCCTGCCCGGCAGTGAACGACGTCGTCGCGCCGAGCCTGCGAGCCGTCTGCTCCAGGACTCGCATCTGCTCGTCTGTCTGCCCGGTCACGCCTTGCAGGCGTGCCATCGCTTCATCGAGCGAAGCGATCGTCCGGATCATCTTCGTCAGCCCGCCGATGACGCCGATGCCCGCGAACGCGGTGCCGATCATCCCGCCCGACGCCTTCGCCGCCTTGCCCGTCATCGCCATCTGCGCGGCGAGCTTCTTCTGCGCCCGGTCGAGCTGCCCGGTCTCCTTCCGGACCTTGCGGATCGCCTTCTTCGCTTCCTCGGCCCCGATCGTGGCCTTCCTGCTGTCGATCGCGATTCCGAGTGTTGGCATGGCTAGGTCTTGTCGCTGTCGGTGTTGATGCTGCTCAAGCGATGGCGGTCAACGAGATGGACGACGCTCCAGATGTCCTGAATCAGATGACCGCAAGTGATCTGCTGAATCCGCGCCCATGCTTCGACGTCGTGCGGCGAGATCGGGCTGACGCCCATGCCGGAACTCCGGCTGGCATCGAGGTCGGTGAAGCACTGCCAGAAGATCAGGTCGACCGATCCGATCTCCGGCTTGCGTCGCAGCGGGTTCGGCTTGCCTGCTCGCTCTAGCTCTTCCCATCGCTCCTCGTCTTTGCCGAAGGTGACGATCCAGTCGAGGAGCGCGATGAGTTTCCCGCCGTCGTCTGGATCTCCTGCTCGCGATAGATCGCGGCGTCGCCGCCGACGTCCATGACGAAGTCGAGGAGGTCGCTGTAGATCGGATCCGTCAGCAGCTCGACGGACTTCTCCTTCGAGTAAGGGATCGGCTTGCCGTCTTCGCCTTCGAGCCCGCGCCAGTCGACAAGCACGCACTCCGCGACCGCGACCTTCACGAACTGCTCCATGTCCTCGTCGAAGCCCATCCGCACCTTCCGACGATGCGGACGGACCAGCTCCTGAAGCCGCTGCGCGTAGCGCGGGTTCCCGATGCGGGCGATCTTCAGCTCCAGCGCAGGCTCGTCTCCCTGCGCCGGGCAGAACTCGACCCACTGCCCATCGGCAGCTCGTTCGGTGCTTGTTGCGATGCGATTCAGTCGTGCCATCGATCTGTCCTTTGTCGTGCTGTTAGAGGGAAGTGCCGCGAGCGACCTGGATCGTCGTCCCGCTGACGCCCGTGTTGTAGTTCACCTCCAGGTCGTTGCGGTAGGCCTGGAACTCGACTTCGGCGATGACGTCCTCGCTCTTGCCCGGCGTCGTTCGGCTGACGCTCGTGAACTGGACGCGAGGGAGGTCGAACACGTAGCCGTTGCCTGCCGCGTCCTTCACGAAGATCGCGAGGCTCGTCTGCGTGTCGTCCAGGCCTTTGTCGATCAGCGCACTGTTCGTCCGCGTCGCCTCCGCGCCATCCGCGTCGCTGTTGTAGTAGCAGCGGAAGCTGCCAGTCACGCCGATGTCGCCGCGACCCGGAGCCGACGACGGGCCGATGTTGCCGATCGTCTTCCG